CGAGGACCACAACAACTGCAATGTATTGGTTGAAGAGATCCACAGTGAGTGTCCAGACTGCAAGAACTGGAACATCACCAATGCCCACTCCATGTGGAGAGGTTGGATCAACAGTTTCCCCAGTGTTGAGGTGGAGTGTGGAGATTGTGGGGAGGAATACGTTTTCAAGGTAGATGGATTCAGATTGGAACTCCAATACTACAAGAAGACAGAACGGAAGCTGGAACCTGACCACACGGATCATGTTTAAGGATGACCCCCCCGTACCCCCTGAAATCTAAAACCGTGACCCGATGCTAAAAATTTTCAAAATTTGCCCAGTTGCCAAACCAAGGATGACGAGACGAGATGTCTGGGCCAAGCGAAAGGTCGTCATCCGGTACCGCGAGTTCTGTGATGAACTGCGGAGTCAGGCAGAGGGTTGGACTTTGCCGGATGCTTTCCGTGCCAGGTTCATCGTCCCAATGCCCAGCAGTTGGTGCAAGAAGAAGAGGTTGCAGAAGGTTGCAACCCCGCACCAGCAGAGGCCCGATGCAGACAATTTGTGCAAGGCATTGATGGACGCACTGCTGAAGGAGGACTCGACGGTCTGGAAACTGGAGATTGAGAAAATCTGGGGAGAGGAAGGTGCAATCATCATCGATGACCTACAGGACCAATAATGCAACTCTCTGAACTCATCCTGACCTACGAGAAACACCCAGACCTGTTTGTCGAGGACCTCTTGGGCGTGACTCCCCAGGACTGGCAGAGGGAGGTGATGTCTGCAGTGGCGAAGGGACAGCGGAGGTGCAGCATCCGCTCAGGGCACGGAGTAGGAAAATCATCTTGTGCATCCTGGCTCATGATCTGGTTTCTCCTCACAAGGTATCCGGTCAAGATTGTGGTCACAGCACCAACGGCATCCCAGTTGTTCGATGCTTTGTTTGCAGAGTGCAAAAGATGGATCAAGGAACTCCCCACCCCAATCAAATCGTTGATGGAGATGAAGTCGGACCGGATCGAGTTGGGTTCTTCTCCAACGGAGGCATTCATCTCAGCCCGAACAAGCAGATCCGAATCCCCAGAATCCCTGGCAGGAGTCCATGCAGATCATGTGTTGCTGGTCGTAGACGAGGCATCTGGAGTACCAGAGTCGGTCTTTGAGGCAGCATACGGTTCGATGTCCGGCAAGGATGCCACAACGATTCTGCTCGGCAACCCCACCCGATCATCAGGATATTTCTACGAAACGCACACAAGACTGCGGGACAGTTGGTGGACGAAACAGGTCAGTTGCCTCGATTCTCCCCTGGTCTCTCCAGACTTCATCCAGGAGATGGAACTGAAGTATGGTGCAGACTCCAACGCAATGAAAGTGCGAGTATATGGTGAGTTTCCAACTGCAGAGGACGACACCCTGATCTCTCTGCATGCCGTGGAGCAGGCATCAAAGAGGGAAGTCATCCAATCAGAGGATACTCCAATTATATATGGTCTGGACGTAGCGAGGTACGGGGACGACAGCAGTGTTCTCTGTGCGAGGAAGGGGCGGCATTTGGTTTCTCTTCATTCTTGGAAAAAGTTGTCCTTGATGGAGTTAGTGGGACGGGTGCAGGACATCCTGAACAACACAGAGGAACCTTTCGGAGATTTGTGCTGTGACAGTATTGGACTCGGATCGGGGGTGATTGATCGGATGCTCGAATTGGACATTCCAGTGCGAGGGGTGAATGTTTCGGAGAGTCCTGCGCTTACGGACAGGTATGCGAATCTCCGTGCAGAGTTATGGGACAAGACAAAGGATTGGTTTACGCAAGAAGTCCAGATCCCAAATGATGATTCTCTGATTGCAGACCTGACGGCACCAAGATACTCGTTCAACTCATCCGGCAAGATGATCGTGGAATCGAAGGCAGAGACCAAGAAACGGTTGGGCCGATCAACGGACTTTGCAGACTCGTTGGTCCTCACATTCGCAAGCACAGCAGCAGGAGCATCTGGACAGTATCGGAGGAAGAAGAGAGGGAGGAGGAGGAACGTAGGAGGAGTGGTTTGATCCCTGCGGGATATCCCAGGGATCCCAGGGATCCCGTGCGGGACACTTTATACATATATATATAAGGAGCAATTGAATGGTCCTCTCTGACGAAAAACTGATGGAATTGATTCACAGTGGCTACATCCCCAGTGATGTCCATTTGGGACCCTGCAGTGTGGATCTCACTCTGGCAGAGGACTACCTGGTGCCGCACTTACCGGACGATCGTCCGTACCTCACAATTACGGAAGACTACCCCCACAAGTTGGCACCCGTTGAGACCTTTGTTCTTTACCCAGGCAAGTTTGTGCTGGCAAGCACCAATGAAATCATCAAAGTGCCGGATCATATGTGTGCAGTCGTGCATGGGAGGTCCTCGGTAGGCAGACTCGGCATCCAGGTGCAGAATGCCGGATTCATTGATGCCGGATTTGTGGGGCAGATCACTTTGGAACTGGTGAACCAATCGAATGCTCCAGTCCTGCTGAAACCAATGATGCGGATCTGCCAGTTGGTGATGCACAATCTCCATGGACAGTCCAAGAGACCATATCGAGGGAAGTATCAGAATCAGATGGGACCGACTCCATCGAGGATCAAGGAGGACGAAGAATAACGAACATTTAACTTGCATCTCCTACAAAACCTTGCTGCAGTTTCCGGTAATCTGAGTAATCCGAATTATCTGGAGACAGATGGCAATTACTTACCGAAACGAACGGTTTGCTGGGTACAACAAGGCCAAGCGAACCCCCTCCCATCCTAAAAAATCTCATGCGGTGCTTGCCAAGGAAGGGGACACCGTCCGCTTGATCCGCTTTGGACAGCAGGGAGTCCAGGGTGCAGGGTCCAATCCCAAGACCAAGTCGGAGAAGGCACGACGAGCATCCTACTATGCCCGTCACAACGCCCAGGGCAAACCGACCTCCAAACTCTCAGCAAAATACTGGTCGCACAAAACAAAATGGTGAAATGAAACCAGGACTCTACGCGAACATCCACAAGAAGAAAAAGAGAATTGCCGCACAGAAGGCAGCAAAACGAGCAGGCAAGAATGTGAAGGTGGAGAGAATGCGAAAACCTGGGACTGCAGGCGCACCGACTGCCAAGGCATTCAAACAATCCGCAAAAACGGCAAAGAAGAAGTGAGGCGCAAGTTAGAACAACAGCAAGGGTTGCTGGATGAACCTGCAGAACTGGAAGAATCCGACTTTCTGGAATCCATTGCCCGAACAATCTTCCGCAAGGGAGGAGGTTTGCTCGGAGAACTGCTGAACCCTAAAGAGACTGGTCTGGACGAGGGATACCTCGATGATCAGGGGAGATTGGTTGTCACAGAACCTCTGGTGCGGGAGAGGAACTTCCGCAACTGGTTTGGAGACAGCAAGGTAGTTGATGAGGAGGGGAAACCTCAAAAACTTTATAGAGGGGAACGTTCAAGAAGGACGATGGAACCTGGGAGAGGAAGAGCAACATTAAGTTTCACGACAGATCCAGAGGTTGCCAATGTTTACTCAAGAAACATAAAAAATTCTTTTCTTTATGGGAATCCGTATGGAGCAAAATCTAATGTTTTGCCTGTGAATTTATCAATGCAAAATCCTTTAGATATTAGAAATTTAAATGAGTATCCAGATTTAGAAGACGTATATACCACATTAAATCGTGATGGAAGTGTTTCCTTGCTAGATATGGCAGATTTGACAGACGATTTAATTGAAATGAGCGAGAAATTAGGAGGTAAAACTCAAAGAGAGTTTGGAGTTAGAGAGGTCTCTACTTTCCCGGAATATTTAACGAAATTAGGCGTTAAGTATAACAAGGCTATAGCGGAAGGTAACGAGTTTAAGGCTAATGAAATTTTAGAAGATGCACTAACTGAATTATCTCTTATTCACACAGACGCATACTTGTTAGGTGATTCAAACGAGTTTGTTGATCTTGCAAAAAAACAAGGCTACGACGGCTTAATTCATAAAGATGTTTTTGATGGTGGAATGAGATTGTACGAAGGTGATCCTAAAGCTATTGAAGAGGGATTTAATGCTGACCATATTATTGACACATTTAGACCTTTTACAGTTCCACAGATCAAATCCATCCACAACCGTGGAACGTACAACCCAGATGATCCTGACTTGCTAGGAATGAACACAATGAACATGAGCCTACTCTATGGCTGAATCCCCCACCCCGATGACTGCAGAAGATTT